GTCTACCACGACGCTGCCGCGGCAATCGCCACGCCGATCTTCACGTTGCCGGCGGCCGTTGTGGTGACGTTGCCCGCGGCAGCGTCGTGGTAGACCACGGCCCCGAGGGTGATCGCGCCGCTGGCCTTCGGCAGGTCAAAGACGCCGGTCAGCTGCAACACGAGGTCGGCGCCCGAGGCGGCCGAACCGGCGGCGATGCCGATCAGCGAACCGGCCCGGACGATATCGCCCGAGGCCACGGCCGCCGGGGCGGCGACGGTGACGAGTTCACCGCTCTGCACATAGTTCTTCATTTCAGTTGAGTCCTTTCGAGGTGGCGAAGCGGATCGTGTGGGGCCGCGCCGGGCCTCCCATCTGCGCTTCGAGTTGCGACACGTAGGCTTGCAGGCGGGCGACGTTGGCGGCTTGATACTCAACCCGCTCGCCGTTCTGATCGGTGAAGCTGGCCGCAGCCGCCCCCGTGAGGAGGCGGTGCAGCGCGTCTTTGGCATCGGCCAGGAGTTCGGCCCGGGTCATCACGAGCCCGGGGTGAGGTAGGCGCCGCGCCAGTCCATCCACCCGGCCCCGAAGTCGAGCCAGGCGCGATAGGACATGCCGAGGGTGTTCCACGAATCCTGCCGCTGGATTTGCACCCCTTGGGCCGACGACAGGTAGCCGTACTGCAAGCTGGGCAGCCGGGCCGGGTCGGCGAACACATACCACGAGTCATCGGTGATGCGCGGCTCCACCATCAGCGTCAGCTTGCCCGAGAAGGGGTTCACGTCCTCGGTGGCCGCCGCGTAGATCGAAGCAAGAAAGGATTCGGCAAGCGTTTCCAGTTCCGGCCCCACGAGCAGGTACTTGGGCGTGACCGCAATGAGCGTCTTGCCGTCCAGCCCGGTCACGCTGCGCATGGCCTTCCGCGCCGCGTCAAGGCTCGCCACGTCGGGGTCGCCCGCCCCGCCGATGTTGCCCCGGCTCGCATCGAACACGGGGGTGCCGTCCGACAGGTCCGGGTTGCCGGTAAGCAGCGCCACCATGATGTCGGCTTCGGTGGCCGCAGCCGCCTCGCCGAAGGCCCGGGTCAGGTCGCCCAGAAGCCCGAGATCGTCGTTGATGAGCAGTTCCCGGGTCACGTCGATCCGCCGGGCATAGGTCGCCAGCTTGAAGGACTCGCCGTTCTCGGCGCGGCACGTGGCCGTGATCTCGCCGCTTTCGGCCAGCGGCTCCAGCCGGCCGACTTCGCCGAGGCGGATCGAGGTCGAAGCCTTGAAGTTCGGCAGCGTCCGTTGCCGGGCGAGCGCCTTCAAGGGCGACTGCGCAGCGGCGTAGCCGTCCAGCGCCACCTTGTTCATCGCGTTGGACACGACAAGCGGGAAGTCCGAGGTGGTGTGCGCCGCGCGGGCGAACACATCGTCGGCGGAAAGGCCGCGCACCGACTGCCCGGCGCGGGTGAGGGCGCCGCGGGCGGTATCCAGCAGCGAGTCGGCCAGGAACGGCTTGACGTCGTCGGCCGGGGTGCCGCCCGCCATGCGCACGGCCAGGGCGTCCGACTGCCTCCGGATGAGCGTCGCGGGGTCCTCGGCCGAGGCCCCCACATGGGCGCGAATGACCGGCCGGGCGGCGGCGCGGGTCTGCACCGCGTCGAACACGGCGGCCTTCGCGGCCACGATATCGGCGCCCGCGCCGATCAGCGAGTCGGCCGTCTCGGCAGGCAGGCCCGCGGAGCGGACCAGCGCGCGAATCTCCGCAGCCGGGTCGGGTTGGTTGTCGTCAAGCATGGGGTTACTCCGAAAATGAGCGCCGGGGTCGGCGGGGATGGGCACGGCAGAGACTTCGGTGATCGACCAGACGGCGGCCGTGCGGACGCGCTGGCGGGTTTGGGGGTCGGTGGTCTCGACCCATCGGGCGACGGTGTAGCCAACCGACACGCCTTTCAGGGTGCCTTCGGTGATCCTCGCGACCAACGGGGCCGCATCCGAGGCGCGGGTCAGGCGGATCGTGGCAACCAGCCTGCCGCTGTCCATCCGGACCGCTTCGACAGTGCCGATCACATCGCGCCCGGAGCCTTGCCGGTGGCCGTCGAGCAGCGGCGCGCCGATCAGGCCGGACGCGTTGAGCCCGGCGGGGTCAAGCCGCTCCAGATAGGCCCCGCGCTCGTCGCGGCGGGGCACGTCGGCGAAGGTCGAGATCGTCGCTTCGATGGTCTGCGCCTCGGGATCGAAGCTGGCGGGGGCCACGGTGGCGGCCCGGGTGTGCACGTCGTCAAGCATCGCTGCCCCCCGTGGTGAAGTTGAGCCCGAGCGCGGCTTCGCGCTCGCGGTCGGCGGAGATCTCCGCGTCGAGTTCGGCCACGTTCCAACCCAAGCTGGCGACAGCCTGCCGCCGGGACGTGAGGCCCATTTCCATCTGCGCCTTGACCGCAGCGGCATCTTTCAGAGGGTCCACCTGCATCGGCCGGGGCGGCAGCCATTCGGCCGCGAAGGCCGGGGGCAGGTCGGGCAGGTCGATCCGGTTGGTCAGCCATTCGTGGGTCACCACGCGGCGGAACAGCGGCGCGAGCATCTGCGGAATCACCACGTGATACTGAAACTGTTCGACCTTGGCGCGGAACGGGAGCAGCCCCGCACGCAAACTTGAATAATTCGCGCCGGTCAGGTCCCCATCCAAAAGATGCCGGGGCAGACCGAGGCCCGCGGCCAGTTGCCCGAGGACCAGCTTCGCGAAACCGACACCATCGGCCGCCTGCTGAGGGGCCGTGAACTTGATGTCGGTCCCGGGCGGCAGGATGCGCACGACTCCCGGTTCAATCGAGATGTCGCCCACATCGCCGGTCGCTTCGCCAAAAGGCGCGGCCTGCCCGAGTTGCGTGGGGTCCACCACGAATCCGGCGAACATCGCGGCCGTTTTTGTGCCCACGAGCAAGGCATCAAGCAGCGCGTCGAGATCGGCAGCGCCGAGCAGCACCGGGGCCAGCCAGGAGACACCCCGAACCTGCCCCGGCCCGAGCGGGCGCATGAGGTGCAGAACGTCCGCAGCTTCGATCCGGATCGACTGGTACGAGCCCGGAAAAAGGTCAGTAGGGCGCTGCGGCCGGACATGGTAGGCGACGCGCTGCCCGGCGGAATTGAACTCGATTCCTGCGGCGACGTAGGCCCCGCCCTGCAACTCGCGGGTATCGCTTTCGTCCACGAACTCCGCAGGGATTTGCCGCAGCTTCACGCCTTCGGCGGACTCTTCGATCAGGGCGAACGCCTCGCCATCAACCGAGCAGGACCTCACCATCTGGGCCGTGAGCCCGTGCAGATCGGTTCGCCCCTCCGCGTCCATAGCGGCAGCGGCGGCTTTCCAAGCGGCGTCGATCAGCGGGCGCAGCGCCGTGTCGGGATGCGCGCTGGTTGCTTCGATGCCCGCCCCCACAACCTCTGCAACCCACGCGTCAACAGCGTTCCGCAGGTAGCCGTTGTTGGCATAGGCGTGGCGGGCACGGCTTCGCACCGGGGCAGCCGCCGCGAGGGTTTCCGGCCCCGTGGAGCCGAAGGCGCCGAACGTGCTGGCCCGACGCCCGCCGCCCGCGGCGTCGAAGCGGCGGACGGCTTGGGGCGCGGGGGCAACCCGGCTGAACAGGCGGCTGAGGATGCCCATGTCAGAGGCCCCGCTTCTTGAAGATGACGGATGACGCTATCTGCGCCAAGATTTCGTCCAGAACGACGATGTGGCCGGACTGTGGCGACTCCCCCGGCAGGACCGGGGAGCCGTTGCCCAGCGCCTGTGTCGAATCCCCGCTGCCCCGCCAGAGGCTCGCAACGGTGCGGAATTCGCCGGTCAGAGCGTGTCGCCGGTGATCGACCCGGAGTGTCCAGCCTCTGCCTGTCTCGCAAAAATCCTGCAAGATGAAGCAGGCCGGGGAATAGGGCCTCGCCGGATCAACCCGGCCAGTCGGCTCCGGGTCGCCCGGCTTCCATTCGGGCTGTTCGTCGGTGAGATACCAGCGGTTCAACCGCAGGACCGCAGCATCAAAGACGGCCGAGTCCTGAAAACCTGCGTTCCACAGGCGTAGCACCACGGCTGCGGTCACGCAGTCGCCGGGCCGGTAGACCCAGACCGGCGCGCGGGTCGGGCCAGTGGTTTCGGTCGGGTGCGGCTCCGGCTCAAGCCAGCCGTTCCGCTGAGTCATATTCAGCACTTGCTTCGACACCTTCACCATGTCGTCGGACGGATGCGCCACCGCCCGGGTGACGGCCATCCGTTTCAGAAAAGGTGTCGAATACATAAGTAGTACCTCGCCTGCCCCGCTGCATCTTCATATTGAACTGATTCCCTAGAGAATGCAAGTGCGGACTCTTCTTGAGTCATTATATTTCTCGTGTTACCGTTCGCCATCGGGCCGTGATGGGCGCCGACTCTCCTTGTGCCAAGGACCCGGGCGGCACGTTCGCCCGGGTCAACCCCCTGCAATCCTGAATCGGAGGAACTGATATGACCGCCAACCTCAACCTCTCGCACCGGACCGGCGCGGCCCGCATGGGTGCCCGTGATCCGCAACTCGAATACCGGAGTCCGCGTGCCCGCCGCCGGGCCGCCATGGCAGAGTTGAAGCAGTTCCTGCGGAAGCTGGCCCGGGCGCGGGGCCTCACCGGGCCGCTGGAGTCGCTGATGCTCTCGACGGAGGATCGGGACTTGGTCGATGCCGAGGCGGCTCGGCTTGGCTGGAAATGGGGGCTGGTGTGATCTATGACGACCCCGCCAGTTTCGACCTTGTGGGGCCGCCTGATACCGCGCTCGACCGAGCCATCCCGGTAACCGTCTTTGCAGACCGGTCCTCCTTCACCGCGCTCAAGGTGCGATGGTCCCTGGTCGAACTGGCTCGGCAACTCGGGAACCACAAGGCCGCCACGAAGGATGAACTGCCGTACGTCAAGCTGGCACGGTTCGGGAAGCAGCGGACGAAATATAAGGCGCTTCGCCACAATGCGAACCTGGAGGCCGTGACCGGGATCGAGGGAGACTACGACGCGGGCACCCTGGACCCGTCCACGGGTGCCGAGATGCTAGCCGCAGCGGGCATCGCCGCCCTGATCTACACCACGGCTTCGCACGGACAGCCAGGCAAGGGCCATCGTTGGCGGGTGCTGGCGCCCTGCGCCACCGAACACCTGCCCGAGGCCCGCGCGGCCCTCGTGGCCCGGCTCAACGGCGCGCTTGGCGGTGTGCTGGCGGACGAGTCGTTCACGGCTGTGCAGTCCTTCACCTTCGGCCACGCGCTTGACCGCGACCCGCCCCGGACGTGGCTTGTGGAGGGCCGCTGCATTGATGAGGCCCCGGAACTCGACGCCCGAGCGATAGGCAAACCCACGAGGGGCAATACCCCCGTGGGCGACCCCGTGGCGGCCGTCGATCAGTCGGGCGACCCTGAGGCCATCGCATGGGCCGCGAGCCGCCTGGAGGACGCTTTTGACCGCGTGGCCGATGCCGTTCCCGGTGAACGGAATGCCACGCTGAACCGCAATGCGTATACGATGGGCGGGCTTGTTGCCTGCACCCTCCTGGACGCGGCCGAGGTGGAAGCCGCGCTGTTGGAGGCAGCTGAGACCTGCGGCTACGTCACCGACTATTCCGAGGCCGAGGCGCTGCGGGTGATCCGGGCCGGTCTGGAAGCCGGAATCAAGCGCCCCTCGCCCTATTCGCCGGTCGGGGCGGACGACTTCGACGACCTGGACGACCCGGCCGAAGCGCCCGAGGCGGACGGCGCGGGCGGGGGCTTGCAGTTCCTCTCCCCCGGCGACTGCGCCGCAATGCCCCCGCGCGACTACATCGTGAAGGGGCTGATCGGCCCGTCGCAGGTCGGCTGCATCTTCGGTGACCCGGGGGCGGGCAAATCGGTCGTTGCCCCCCGGCTGGCCTATGCCGTGGCGCAAGGGTCGGAGATCTTCGGACTCCGGACCCGGCCCGGCGGCGTGTTCTACGTCGCGTGTGAGGATGAAAGCGGAATGGCCGCCCGGGTCACGGCGCTGCACCACGGGCTAGGCGAGGCGCCCGGTTTCAAGCTGGTGACGGGAGCGAGCGACCTGTTCACCCCGGGTCAGGCCAAGGAGAAGGGCAGCCCGCACCTGGAAGCCCTGCGGCGGGCCGTCAAGGCGGAAGCGCCCAAGCTGATCGTGATCGACACGCTTGCGATGGCAATGCCGGGCCTGGAGGAGAACGACGCCACGGGCATGGCCCGGGTGGTGAAGGTAGGGCGGGCTCTGGCGAGATGGGGCGCGGCCGTGATCTTCATTCACCACGGGACCAAGGCCGAAGGGTCGACTCCCCGCGGCCACAGCGTTTTCAACGGCGCTCTGGATTTCTCGATTCAGGTCAAGCCCGCCGACCAGACCGGCATCGTGCGGGGGGCCATCCGGAAAAACCGCAACGGGCCGCCCGACCTTGATATCGCCTTCCGCATCGCGTCGCGGGAAGTCGGGCTCGACGTGGACGGGGAGCCGGTGACCGCGCCCTTCTGTGAGCCGTGCGCCGCGCTTGAGGCAGAAACCACGGTGCGCCTCACCGGTGCCGAGAGGGCCGCGCTGGCGCTCATGAAGGAAATGGCAGCGGGTGCAGACCGAGTGCCGGAAGCCGAATGGCGCGAGGCCGCAATCGCGGGTCGGGCCGTGTCAGGCAGCGAGGAAAGGGCCAACCGCCGGAAGGCGGTTACCCGCGCGCTGGCGGAATTGACCCGCCTCAAGCTGGTCCGCGTGGAGGAAGGGTCGATCATCACCGAGGGATCGGCCGGCGCGCTTGCGGTCGACTTCGACGACGATCAAGAGGAATGGGCCGATGCCGCAGAGTAGCCGGGACAACGGGACAGACCGAGACATGTCCCGCTTTGTCCCGTTGTCCCGGGTCAAGGGCATCGCGGCGGGACAGCGGGACAGGACGGGACAAGCCTCTATAGGCTTGTCCCGGTTTCCTGTCCCGCCCCGGCAGCCCCGGCTTTTGAAGATGTCTCGGCTTCCCGGGGGAGGGTCAGGCCCGTGGTAATTCCCTGCAAGCCTTCCGCCGCCCTTGTCCTGGCCCGAGACCGGAAGTTGGCTGCACAAGTCCCGGCTGACTCCGCGAAGTTGGGAACCGGCCAGAGTCCCGAAGTAGCACAGACCAGAACCGGCCGGGTTGGTGAAGTAGCGCAGCCGCAACCGCCCCGTGGTGCAACCGCCCCGTGGTGCAACCGCCCCCTGGTGCAACCGCACCATCCCGGATGCCGCCCCGGCACCCGCCCCCTGGTGCAACCGCACCATCCCGGGTCCTTCCGGGCCGGGGGTGGCCTCCGGGGGGCGCTGAGCGCGTTCCCCGGCGCGTTGCGAATAATTCGCAATTGCAGTATTCTTGACCCCGGCCC